GAGCTAGCTTTAAGAATGCCAAGACTGGTAAAAACGTTAATTTGATGGTAAAAAATACAGCACAACCTATCGATGTTTTGGTTCATGAACTATACACTAGATATAAGCTAATCAGAACAACAACAGGGTACTATTATGAGATAGATGACCAATATCAAGGAAACAACCCAACTGGTAGTAATAACAACGTAACATACGCTACAAATACTGCGTATCTTAAACTATATGAAATAAAATCAACATAATGGAAGTAATTAAAAGAAAAATATTATTAGAAGATAGTACCGATAGAACAACTACCGATATGACACTATGGGGTAAAATACCAAAAAACACTGTTTTCTATATAAATGTTTTATTGACTCAAGATGTTGACGATATGGGGTTATTCACTGATTTGAGTTACGTACCAAAGGAAAATAACGCAACAGTTAATTATGGTCCATTAATAAGTAAATTAAATAGTTTAGGAAATGTGGTTCAATTCCCATTTATGAGTGGCTCACAAGCCATACCATTGACAAATGTAAGTGTAACTGAAAAATATACACTTAGATTGCCAACTGCAAGTGCAACAACTTACTTTGCATTTGGAAACCACCCAATTACAGGTGCTACCGATAGCAAAATAGAAGATGTAAGGTCTTACGACATAACTAATCCATTTAGGGTTAATTTCAACACTTCTGAACAATATTATGAAAACTATACTCATTTTGGATTTATAGGTGTTGATAGAATAATAACATCAGTTGAACCTAAAATTTATGTATTTGATACTAAAGATGATGTTAATTTAGGTACCAACAATCAAATATATGGGTTACAATATTTAGACTACACTGGTCAAAGCCGAGAAGTTATAATAGAAGAAATACGACAAATAATTCCTTTGACAACTTTTAGGTTTATTGGTGAAGGTTGGAACGCAACAAACGTTTCATTATCAGCATTAACCAAAGAAGAATATTTATTTGGTATTATTTCTCCACCAGAAGTAGAAAGTGATGTATTTATTGATAGAGGTGTCACAACAGTAATGGATTTACACCTAAGAATGTCGGAAATAAAGAATTTAGGTGAATTAAGTAGGTATGGTAACGGTTGTTACAATATAAATAAACAATAAAGTTATACTTTTATAAAAAAAAGATTATATTAAATAAAAAAAACAAATTATGGCAACAGGAACATACGGTATAGTAAGACCAGCAGATATATCACCAGAAGATGTAGAAATTTTCTATCATTTTACTCCATCTAGAGATAGTATTGGAAATACAACTCTATTACCTTTAGACCCATCACAGGTGTTGATAAAAACAATAAACCCAAATGGTAGTAATAATGAAATTTTTGGTGGTTTATACACCCTAAAATTACCAGTAGCTACATTTGGTGCTAAAGGTTTTTATACTATCATGATAAAACCAATTGAAATTAGAACTAGGATTGTTGATGTTGGTGTATTATCAGCGTTTCCAGATATCAAAGGAATTCTTTTTGATATGTCAAGTTTAGATGCAAAATTTTTAAGTAAATTTGAAAATGATGGTTTGGTTGGGTATAGAATTGAGTATTTAAACCCAAATACCAGTGCAACTTCAGACCCTAAAGTTACTAATTTTTTTAGAATTATAACATCAAACAATAGAGCTGAACCAGTTAATCAAAATCTTACAAATTCTAATCAAAAAGCAATTCGTTATAGATTTAATGATAACTCTACACTTACTTATTGTACAGTATCACCAGCTAGTGCTTCTAATGTGAAACCTAATGCGTTACCTTTCATAGGACAACCAAACCAACAGGTTATCATTACAAATACTTTTTTTAATCCTATTATGCTCGAAGTAGAAATGGTTCAACACGATGTTGAAACACTTGCATTTGCGTTATTTGGTAATCAAACTAAATCACTTGAAGATGGTATCTACACTATCTACAATTTCAATAATGATATTTACAAACAATACAATTTATATGAAATTAAAGATAAGTATACTGACAAACCATTGTTTGAAGTTAGAGAAGAAAAAACAGGTATTGATTTTACTAAAACATTTACCAACATAACAACAATATAACTATAAAAAATGAGTGATAATAAAGTTAAGGTAGTTGGCTATTCTAAAAAAGAAGTTTACAATGGCAAGATAGAATATAGACCGTTTAGTCCAGACCTAGTTGGTGTACAATTGGCTAGTGATGGTGGTACCCCATTATTTACAATGGGTAACTTTTCTATTACCACCAATATGGAACCTAAAACTGACAAAACATATGTCACTAGTAGGTTTTCAGACTTTGTATCTCTAGACAGTTTAAATTTAACACTTGAGCAAACTAAACAGTTATTAACAGATAATGCTGGGGTGTTGCTTAATTTAGATAAAACCAAGTTAAAATACTATGCGTTATTCGGTTCTTTAACTGAATTTGTTAGGGTATCTTTAGAGGATATAATAACAAAATGGCCAGCATCGTTATACGTTAAACCAATTGCTATGTCTAGTACTGGTCAAATGCTTAACGGATACACATACGAAGGATATGTATATGATTCAATCAATAATGTTTCAAGTTTTAAAATAAACACAACATTTATTGAGAATAAATTCGGAATCAATTACTTAACCAATGGTACTATCGAAGACACGTTTAATGAAACGAACGATTTGAGAAATATGACCATTAACTATTCAGCTTATTCTATTTTGTTGAATGATTTAGAATATCCAGTTTTAGCTTTTACGGGGTCAACTTATTTAACTAGTGATTATATCTATTTTAATGTAGAAGGTGATGTATTTTCTGGACAACCTTCAACGGTGCTTTATCATATTAAACCAAATAAAACCTACGAAGAAAAATTCTTTAATGAATTACCAGAATTTGAATTTTATTTGTTAAATAGAAGTTCTTACCCACTTTATACTGCTAAGTTTAACTTTCCAACGAAATCAGAAAGCGGTATAATCCTATACATATCAAAAACGATAACATGGCCAACTTCGGATGGTTATAATATTGATTTCGATAGCGGACAATACATTTCATACGCAACAGATTTATTTGACATTGCAGCGAATAATGATTTATATTCTAGTGACTTGATGAATAGGTTTTTGGTTTCAGAATCAATAACTTCTTTTGATACAATGCCTGTACATCTAGCCGATGAACATATGGACACGTCTGGTCAAAAAGTAAATAAAACTCTTAGTATATACGGTAGGTCTTTTGATGATTTTAATAATTTCATAGTTGGTATTGCTTTTGCACACACAGTTACATATGACAAGTTAGATAATATGCCAGATATCTATTTAAAAGATTTGGCTAAGGTTTTAGGATGGGATTTGATATCTTCTGTAATGGAAAACGACCTTTTATCTAATTATGTTAAAACTAGTGAATCACCATATGCTGGTCAAAGCGTTGGATTAACACCAGTAGAAGCTGACATAGAATTATGGAGAAGGCTTATACTTAATTCACCATGGATTTGGAAATCAAAAGGTGCTAGAAAATCTGTTGAGTTTTTACTTAGATTTATTGGAACACCACAAGGTTTGGTAACATTCAACGAATACATCTATAGAGTCGATGGACCAATAGATGTGAATTTATTTATTAAAACGTTAGAATTAAATGGTTTAGGTACTGATTTAACTCTATACCCTATGGATAGTGATGGTTACCCTAAAGTATTCCCAGATACTCCAGATATGTATTTCCAAAACGATGGTTTATGGTATAGAGAAACTGGCGGTGTTAATTCTGTAGTTGACATTCTTACTGGTAATAATCCTCATGTAGGACCTTATGATGGTGGTTCAAAATATATGAATCAATTCAAAACCCTTATACCTAATTTTTCAGCTGTAACAATTACTGGTGAAACAATAGTAACTGGTAGTACAAATTTATTTACAAACTATAACTTAGGTAATATAACTGATTATACTGGTGCAACTTATGTTGATGTAACCAATATTGACGGAAGTGAATTAAGTAATTGTGTTGTTGTAACATCTAGTATTGCTAAAGACGATATGCCAAAAGATATTCTATCGGCCTGTGGGTGCCCATGTGGTACCGAGGATGATGTATTGAGTGTTTGTGTGAAAAGAGTTAAAGGGACACCAGCCAAGCCATGTGCTACGTTAGGTGATACAGTAAAAGAAGATAAAGACCATGGTTATTATATATTTTCACAATATCAATACAACGCAGACGGTTCAGTATTTAGTGTAAACGGTGTACCTGTTTTATCAACAGGACCATTTATAGATAAAGAGTGTTGTGCCTCATTACATGGACAATCAAGTTATTATGACGTATATGACTATACAACAAAAATTATTAATAGTGGTTATGTTTGTTGTTTTACAAACAAATGTGGGTGTGAGATATCGTGTAATTGGATTTTAAAAGATAAACCAGTAATGTTACCTTTAAACACACCTAACCCTAGTCCTTATTGTGATTTTACAACATTAAATGGTAATGGTATTAATAAAGTGGTAACTAGTGATGGTTCAAATTGTCCATCAGTTTGGACTGAGGCGATTCCTAATATCACTGACCCATATACTGGTGAAGTTGGTTTTGGATGTAAAATTACAACTTTTGGACAAATACCTTCAGAATTTCAAAGTATGATTAATTATTTCTATACTAAATCAAATCTTAGAATTGGTGAGTACACGTGTTGTTCGTTTACTAGAGAAGTTTACATAAAAAACCCTATAAAAGCGTAAAAATAAAAATTAAAAAAGATACTTATATAAAAAAATAAAATGGCACAAAAAAGTGATACAATTATAAACACAGCTAATAATCAATGTAAAAAGTTTTGGCAAACAATCCAAATTGAAAATGGTTTGGTTAAAAACCCAGATGGTACATTATCGGTTTACATTAAAAATGCAAATGGCGTTGTTACCCCAACACCAATTACTGAGACATGCTGTAAACTTTTTGCTGATATAACTAGAGAGCCATGGGTTTATGATTTAAACGCACAAAAATGTAGATGGTCAAAAGAAGTTGTTAGTGATTGTAAAGATGACAAGCCAATTAAAATAGTGTTAAACCCTAAAGGGAATGATGGTACTATATTTTATTTTGAAAACAATGAAAATTGTACGTTAAAAATTGATTTTGATTATTTATTCAAGATTGATTGTAAAACTATTTCTGATTTATTGGCACCAAAAGCTGTTGACCCTAAATTAACCAGTCAAATAAAAGAATTAGAAAATCAGATTCAAGTGCAAACAGTTAAATGTGAATCGATAAACGATAAATTAACTTATTTGTTAAACGAATATAATAACATAAGTTATTCAATGACGTGTGATAAATTCCCTAGGAATGCGTTTCTAGAGACTTCAACTATCGAAGCTACAGCACCAATACAAATTACACCAAAACAAATTAGTGCGTTCAAAAATACTGGATTTGGTGGTGGTTTGGCACCTTTTTCATTTCCTAAATTATCGTTGGCAACGACTAGTGTTACTTTTTGCCTTACAACTGCTGGTTTAACAGCGTGGGAAAATATACTAGGAACAAATAATTACCAAGCTTTTTTAAATGGTGACCCAAATTCATACAATTGTGATAATGTAATTACGATATATAACCAAAATTCGGATATATTAGCTAATAATAGTACGAACATATACATATATGAATGTACAACACCATTTGGAACTAAAACACAATTATTTAACGATTTAGACATAATAATAAAAGCTCAAAATGAATGTACAGCTGAGTTAACAAAATTGCAAGATGCGTTGGCTACCTTAAATGGATTAGCAAATGTTTCGTATAGCAAATGTAAAACAGCTGTAGATTTATTTGAAAGCTTTGACGTTTCTATGTCTTTAGACGTAGTTAAAGATGATGGTACATTAGAAAGTGTTTCTGGATATACCCTACACCAAGCGATTGGGCAAGGTGGTTTATATAACTATTTAACAACAGCTGGTACCAACAGTGGTTTCTTTGTTTGTGGTGCTGCCAGCTCAACAGAAACATGGGCTAACGACTGTACACCATTAATATATCCAGAATTAACTCAAAACGGAATACAAGCTACAATACCAGAACACAACATAAATGTAAACTCATGCCTTAATGTAAAAGATTCGTTTTTAAACGAATTATTTGATGAATCTGGTTTGGCTCAAGCAGATTTTAATTCAAGCTTAGCATCAACTATATTAGCTTCAAACTGGTTACATTATACTACATATATAACCGACCCAGTAGCGATAGCTAAATTTGCAAATAAAAAGATTAAAATTAGTTTAAATATTAATAGTTCATGTGGTAATTTCTGCGTGTTGGTTGATATGATTTCTTTGGAAAAAATTTGTACTGATGTAGATAGACATGACATTTATTTAACACAATCTCCAGGTTTTCATTTGGATAGAGTAGTAGATAATAAAAAATCGTGGTTAAATAATGACTTCTTTGTAAATAGAGAATTTGATGTTAGCAATAACCTAGGAAACCAATCAATACGTCAAACAGATTATGATGTTAATGATGAAAGACTTATCATCAACACAAAAGAGGTTGATTTAGATATAAACATCGCAAAAGGTGTTGAACATGATGTTTGGTGTTATTTAATCGATAACCCATGTATATTAACAGGTGTAACATATTGTGACCCATGTACTGATTGTGGAAATAAACAATTCCAAGATGATGATTGCTTCCAATTTCAAGATAAACCAATCTATGAATTCATGGACGGTCATTTTGTCGATACAAATGCAAATAGTCATGCTATTTGTTGTGGTGATGACACACTTAACTTTATCGAGTTATTAACAACAGACCCTACAACAATAAAAACAGTTGAAAATTTTGAAAGTCTTATGGTTTCAGAATTTATCGATGCTAAAAATAGAAAAATACTTTCTTCTTATCCAACTCTTAGAGCAATATATGAGAGATATCTTGACAGTGTTAAATTCTGTGGTACAAAAAGTTCGGCATTTGATTATGTAACTATGGACCAATTCGCTAACCTTATTGGTAGTTATTGGGTCGATATTATCGAACAAGTTATCCCAGCTACGACTATTTGGGGTAGTGTTAGAGTATATACCAACACAATTTTTGATGAACAAAAATTTAAGTATAAATCATACTCAACACTTACATGTGGTAATCCATTTTTTGGTGCAACAGTTCCTAGTCCAATAAATAGTACTACTGGTATATGTGCTGGCGTAGAAGTTCATCAATCAGTAATTACAACTGTTTCAGATACTGGTTTTAAACCACAAAGAATTATAAATACATGTAATCAAGTGTGTTTAGCTCAAATGAACTGGGGTTCTGAATTTATCGGTACTGTAAGTATTGATAATCAAGTAAATATTCCAATAGATATTCCAAATACAAATAAAAGAGCGTGTTGGTATAACTTACCAGCAACGCCAGATTTTATGAATACACTAGTTGAATGTGGTACAGGTGCCAATGATTTTACAATAACCAGTCTTAAGATAAATGGGTTAGAAAAAATACAATTACCTATAACAGCACCAACAATTAACGTAGATGCGTCTAACATTAATTGGACAGATAGTAACAACTTAGTAGTTTCTGCATGCACAGTTGGAAGTACAACTGGTATAACATATACTAACTTTGTTGATATGTTAAATGATACATTTACACTTTTAGGTTTGACTGATTATAGAGCACAAATATCACATACTCAACGTATAGCTGATAATCCAAATTGTGATAGATATAATGGTTTCTATATTGTATCACCTGTGGGGTCTCAATTTGAAATTATTGTTGAACAACCAATGGAATTCCCAGTTAAATATACAAACGATTCAATAACGGTACTTCAAACATACCAAACAGAATTCACACAAGTATATTTTTATGGTATGACATGTGATGTTAGGTATGATACAGTAAGTGACACGATTTATGAAGTTAGTGATTGTATCCATTGGCAAATACAAACACCATGTGTTTGTGGTGAATACCAAATAGTTGACACTATCATGATACCAGCTGAAAATGGTGGCGATATATGTCAATTACAACCAACTCAAACATTCCCATGTGGTTTAACCACCGATAGAACAGCTTGTTGGTATAACTTACCAGAATCACCAGAATACATAAATAATCACATAGTAATCGGTGGTAATAGTGGTAATATAACTATAACTAGTCTTAAAATAAGTGGAATTGAACAAATAGTAATACCACCATCATTAAATATTGATTCATCTAATATTAATTGGACATATAGTAATAACCTAATAGTTGAAGGTGGTGTACCAGGAAATACAACTGGTATAACATATACAAATTTTGTTGATTTTTTAAATGAAACATTTGCTAGTTTGTGTTTAATCAACTATAGAGCAGAAATTTCACATACACAACGTAATATTGGTAGTGGTGCTTCTATGGCTAAATATAATGGTTTCTACATTGTATCACCGATAGGTATTCCATTTGAAATTGTTGTTGAACAAGACCTAGAATTCCCACTTAAATTCACCAATAACTCCTTAGAAATAAATTATGCTGGTGGTGGTTATGTTGCAAATAGTTATTTGTATGGTATGACGTGTGATGTTATCTATGATAACATCAACGATGTAATAACTGAAGTTAGTGATTGTGTTTATGGGGAAAATATAATTGGGCCATGTATTGTTGGTTTTAAAACAATTACTCCGACAATATTGATACCAGCTGAAAACGGTGGTGACGCATGTAACCTAACACCATACAATGTACCTTGTTAATATGGAGAAGATAGTAATAATTAAAGGAAGACAAAGAGAGTGTCGAGGTTCGTTGCAAAGCTTTGCAGATTTGCCATTGGAAAAACAAATCATATTCAACACTATAAAAGCTAAGGTTGAAGAAACACTTGGGAAACCTACTGATGTATATGTTTTTGGTAGTCATCACCATGGATACTGGGATGCTCAATCAGATTATGATATTTTAATCGGTGAATTTCCTGGTATGGACTTAACAAAAATTCTAAGAGAAAGCTTAGAATACAAAATAGATATTCTATACTTTCATAGAGCAATAGATATCTTTAAATTACAATTAATACCTTAAAATTTTTAAGTTTTATTTCGGTAGGATGATATATTTATAAATAAACAAATAAAGATGAAATTAACAAACAGAATATTAGCACCTACGATAGGTACAACGGATTTACTACACATTGTATTAGTTAATGATACAAGCCAAGACCCAGCTGGTAGCTCATACAAAGCTTCAATCCAACAAATCATTGATTTATTGAATAATTCAAACGATGACTTATATTGGACTTCTGGTTCAACTGGTAATTTCGCAATTAAAGCTAAAAATGATTCTGGGTTAGATTCAACAGGTAACTATGCTGTAGCCGAAGGTTTTGCTACACTTGCTAGTGGTACATATTCACGTGCTGAAGGTAGAAATACACTTGCAACAGGTGATACAAGTCATGCTGAAGGTAATGATACTCAAGCTTTGGGTGACAATGCACACGCTGAAAATAGAAGCACAATAGCTTCTGGTTATTCAAGTCATGCCGAAGGTTACTATTCACAAGCCAATGGTGATAAATCACACGCTGAAGGGCATGCTACACTAGCTAATGGTGAAGATTCACACGCTGAAGGTAACAATACGATAGCTATGGGTTTTGCAAGTCACGTTGAAGGTGATACAAACCAAGCCATCGGTGATGGAAGTCATGCTGAAGGTCAATCAACTACCGCCAATAATATAGCATCACATGCTGAGGGTAATTATACACGTGCCAATGGTATTGCTGCTCACTCTGAAGGTGACAATACAACAGCTAACGGTGATTTCTCACATGCTGAAGGTCAAGAAACTCTTGCTGATAACGAATCTGCTCACGCTGAAGGTCTTCAATCAACAGCAAGCGGTCAAGCAAGTCATGCCGAAGGATATATATCAATAGCTGGTGGACAAGGAGCTCATGCTGAGGGTGGTGGTTATGTTGGTAAAGGTGTTTATCTTAATGGTGGTGTTGCTCAAGGTAATGCGAGCCATGCTGAGGGTGTAATTACACTTGCTTACGGTACTGCCAGTCATGCTGAAGGTAGAGCAACATCAGCTTCAACATATTCACATTCTGAAGGGTATTATACACATGCTAGTGGTGCTTACGCACATGCCGAAGGACACACAACAAATGCTCAAGGCTCATTTTCACATGCTGAAGGGACAGGAACTTTAGCTAGTGTTAACGCTACACATGCTGAAGGATATAACACATCAGCTACAACATTATATGCTCACTCTGAAGGGTCATATACAACTGCTAGCGGAAATTCATCGCATGCTGAAGGAAGTTATAGTAAAGCCATGGGTGCACAATCACACGCTGAAGGAAGTGGAACTACTGCTAGCGGTAACATGTCACATGCACAAGGATACAAAACAAAATCAACTGCTGATTATTCACATTCTGAAGGTACTGGGGCGATTGCTTCTGGTTTATCAGCACATGCCGAAGGATATATGACAATAGCTGG